TAATACATGATAAATTTAAAAATAGAATTAAAAATAGAAGAGAATTAAAAGAAACAACTGTATACTTTGGAAAAATAGCACATTGGGAGGCTATGAATTTAGATTTGTATAAAAAACAGGCAGTATGGATGTCCTCACATCCCGAATTTAAGGAATTGGTAGAAGAAATTAAAAAAGTATACACTTATCAAGACAAAATAAATATACAATCAAATATGACAGATTTATTATTGGGTGATAAAACACATTTAATATAATTTGGAAATGTGAAAAATTTATAGTATATTAGTAAAATATAAAACATAAAATATGAACAAAAACAATTTATTAAAATTTATTCAAAAGTATTCGCTAGGTGGACTTATTGAGTCAGTAGCGTGGAACGCGGAAGGAACAAAGTTATCAGTTAGATTTATTTCTGATGATAAAACCCTATTAGGTGAAGTAGAGTTTAACGCATTCACTTCAACACCTTTTAATGTAGGTATTTATACAACATCATTATTAAAAAATATGATTGGTGTATTGGATAGTGATATTGCATTAAAAGTGGATAAAGTAGGTGATAAAGCGGTTAGTTTGAAATTAAATTCAGACGAAACCGAAACATCTTATCAATTAGCAGATTTAGGTGTTATTCCACCAGTTCCAGATTTGAAAGCTTTGCCTGATTTTGGAATTGAAATTGATATGACCTCACAAATGGTAGACCGTTTCATCAAAGCAAAAGGTGCATTATCTGACATAGATACTTTCACAATATTTACCGAAGGTGGTGATTTAAAAATGGCGATTGGTTATTCAACCATTTCAACAAATAGAGTAACATTTACATCAATTAAAGGATTTGAAGGTGATGTGAAACCAATCTCATTTTCTTCAAAATATTTAAAAGAAATTCTTACAGCAAACAAAGAAGCAACTAACGCTAAGTTAAAAGTATCTACGGATGGTTTGGCTCACGTTGAATTCCAAATTGATGATTTTGTGTGTAAGTATTATTTAGTAGAAATTTCAAATTAATAAAATGGCAAACGAACAATTAGAATTATTCCCGGCAGAAGAGGAATTACAAAATGAAACAAAAATTCAAAAAGAAGAACCAAAAGTAATTATGGATTCCGAATGGTGTTTTCAATTTTTTGATAATGAACCTGTTGTTTTTGGTTGGCAAGAAGATGAAGCTTCACCATTTCCATTACAATTACAAGTAAATCCATTTGAAAATGAATCTTTAACATTTACACAAAGTGGTATGAGTTTTAAAATATTTGCAAGACCAATTTCAGAACAAACGAGAAAACAAAGAATTGAACAAAAAATAAAAGCTAAAGAATTGGAAGATGATAGTAAAAATAAAAAAATTAAATCCAAAGGCCGTAATTCCTAAATATTCAAAACCAGGAGATGCTGGTATGGATTTGACAATTACATCCATTATATCCGAAAATAGTTTAGATATATCATATGGATTTGGTATATCATTGGAAATACCTGAAGGCTTTGTTGGATTAGTATTTCCTCGTTCATCTATTAGAAAAACTGACTTAATTTTAAGTAATTCGGTTGGTGTAATTGATAGTGGATATAGGGGTGAATTACAGGCAACATTTAAGAAAACAGGATTACACAAATACGAAGTTGGTGATAGAGGTGCACAAATTATGATTTTACCTTATCCTGATGTTCAATTTGAAGAAGTAGATGAATTAACAAACACCGAAAGAGGCGAAGGCGGATTCGGTTCAACTGGAAAATAATATGAGTTTTTTTGCAAACGATATAAACAAAAGAGAACATAGTTTGTGGGTGGAGAAATACCGACCACAAACTCTCGCTGACTATGTTGGTAATGAAACCATCAAGGAAACAATTCAACAATACTTAGATGCCAATGACATACCACATTTATTGTTGTATGGAAAAGCTGGTACAGGTAAAACAACATTAGCAAAACTTATCGTAAACACAATTAAGTGTGATAGTATGATTATCAACGCATCGGATGAAAATAATGTTGATACCGTAAGAACAAAAGTTAAGAACTTTGCATCTTCTGTTGGATTTGCTGGTTTCAAAGTAATCATCTTAGATGAGTTTGATTATATGACACCCGGAGCTCAAGCCATTTTGAGAAACTTAATGGAAACATTTAGTAAACATTGTCGTTTTATCTTAACCTGCAATTATATTGAGAAAATCATTGACCCTATTCAAAGTAGATGTCAGTCATTTGCAATCACACCTCCAACAAAGAAGGATGTTGCAATTCAAGTAGCAAAGATATTAGACGCTGAAAAGATTAAGTATGAACCAAAAAATATGGCTGATGTGATTAATTCATATTACCCAGATATTAGAAGAATACTTAATACTTGTCAATTACAATCCGCAAAAGGAGAATTAAAAGTAGACCATAAAGTAATGGTTGAAGCAAACTTTGCAACTAAACTTATTGACCTTTTAAAATCGGAAGATGATAAAAGAAATATGTTTATGAAAATTAGACAAGCAGTTGCTGATAACAAATTAAACGACTATTCAGAGATGTATACAATGTTATACGATAAGGTAGATGACTACGCAGTAGGTAATACTGCAAATGTAATCTTAACTATTGCAGATGGTTTATCCAAAGACGCTTTAGTAGTAGATAAAGAAATAGTTTTTATGAGTACAATTATACAAATTTTAAATATTATAAAATAATGAATGCACAACAACCGGTGGGCCCACAATTACCACCAAATTTTAAATTAACAGATGCAAGAGAAATGAACTGTGAATGTGGTAATAATACATTTATGGATGGTGTTAGATTTAGAAAAGTATCTAGATTATTAACAGGACAATCATTGGATAGTGTAATTCCTATTCAAGTATTTTTGTGTACTAAATGTGGTGAACCATTTAATGAAATGTTACCTGATGAATTACAAAAACCAAAAATTGTTGAATAATGGCAGCTAAAAAGTTATTTGACCATCTTAATGCAATAACTTCTGAGCAAGACCCAAAATACTTTGATAAACTTTCGGAAGAAGATTTGAAATCATGGAGTAACTTTATGATTAATCGTTTTCTTTCTATGAAGCCGGAGTGGGTTGAACTGATTGCAACTCTTTTACCTTTGACACAAACTTTACAACCAAAGGAAATGTATAAGTTGTATATTAGTGTTATTCCAAAAGGTAAGTATTATTTGAAATATATTAAAGGAAAGAGTGAAGATAAGTACGAAGAGTTTTTAGTGGACTTAATTAAGAAAGATTTTCAATGTTCAGAAAAAGAAGCAAATGAATACATTGAAGTTTTATATTCAACAAGAGAAGGTAGAGAAAATATCAAATATATTTGTGAAAAATATGGTACTGATAAAAAACAAATTACTAAATTAAAACTTAAAATATAGTTGGTAAATTTAAATAATTTGTTTATATTACATTTATGGCAAGAGTATCATTTTCACAATATAGTATGTGGCATAATTGTCCACACCAATACAAACTAAGTTATATAGACGGATTATCTGAGTCGAGTTCAAATATTCATAGTATCTTCGGAACTGCAATGCATGAAACACTTCAAAACTATTTGGAGAAATGTTTAAGAATATCAAAGTCACAAGCTGACAAAATGATTGACTTAAAAGAGTATCTAAAAGAAAGAATGAGAGATGCATATTTAAAAGAAACCGAAGGAGAGATAGGTAATACTACAATATGCACCAAAGAAGAAATGGTAGAATTTTTAGAAGATGGAAATGTCTTATTAGATTGGTTTCAAAAACCCAAAAACTTTAATAAATTCTTTTCGTTAAAACATGATGAATTGGTTGCAATTGAACAACCTATTAACACAAAGATTTCTGAGAATGTAAACTTTATGGGTTTCATAGATTTGATTATCAGAGATACATTTAATGGTAAGTATAGAATCATTGATTTCAAAACTTCTACAAGAGGTTGGAGTAAGTATCAAAAATCAGACCCAGTAAAAAACGCACAAATTCTTTTATACAAAAAATTTTATGCAGAATTATTAAAAATATCAGAAGATATGATTGATGTGGAATTTATCATATTAAAAAGAAAAGTAGAAGTTAGAGAGGATATCCCAACACATAGAATGAGTAAACATATACCTGCAAACGGTAAGGTATCGGTGAATAAAGCCTGGAAGGGTTTTACAGAGTTTGTAGAGAGTGTATTTGATAAAAATGGTAATTATAGAACGGATGTGGAATATCCAAAGAATGCAACCAAATTGTGTGAATGGTGTGAGTTCTTTGAAAGAGGATTGTGTGATAGAGGATTAAAAAATTTAGATTAAAACATATATATTTAAAACAAGTTATGGCAAAAAAGAAAATTCTGTTATTATCAGATGATTTAAGAATGGCAAGTGGTATTGCCAATGTCTCCAAACAATTGGTATTAGGAACAGTTGATAAATACGATTGGGTTCAATTAGGAGCAGCAATCAAACATCCTGAGGCAGGTAGGGTTTTAGACTTAAATGAAGATGTTAGAAAACAAACGGGTGTTGAAGATGCGAATGTAAAAATTTATCCATCCGATGGTTATGGTAGTCCAGATGTCATTAGACAATTGTTAATGGTTGAAAAACCAGATGCAATCTTACACTTTACAGACCCAAGATATTGGATTTGGTTATATGAGATTGAACATGAAATCCGTCAAACTTGTCCATTATTCTTTTATCATATTTGGGATGATTTACCAGACCCAAAATACAATAGAGATTATTATGAAAGTTGTGATTGGATTGGATGTATTTCAAAACAAACATATGGTATTACTAAAAGAGTATATGGTTGGGATAAAGAAAAACATTGGACTAAGCCGGAAGATTGGCAAGTAAGTTATGTACCACATGGTATTAATTCGGATTTGTATAAACCAGTAGATGTACCCGAAGATTTTAAGAAAAATATATTTGGAGATAAAGAATATGATTTTGTTCTGTATTGGAATAACAGAAATATTAGAAGAAAACAACCAATTGATGTTTTATTTGCATTTGATAAATTTGTAGAAGCATTAAGACCAGAAGAAAGAGATAAAGTTTGTTTACTAATGCATACCGAACCTGTTCAAGAACATGGAACGGATTTGCCAAGAACAATTTCAGAATGTTGTTCATCGGAAACAAATGTAATATTTGCACCAAATAGATATTCTGAAATAGAATTGAATTATTTATACAATTTAGCAGATGTAACAATCAACATTGCATCTAACGAAGGATTTGGATTAGCAACCGCAGAATCGGTAATGGCTGGTACACCAATCATTGTAAACGTAACGGGTGGATTACAAGACCAATGTGGTTTCAGAGAAAAAGGTAGTGGTAAACTATTAACCGCGGATGATTATATAGAGATTGGTTCATTACATGATAGACATAAAAAGAATACTCACGTTTGGGGTGATTGGGTAAAACCAATTTGGCCAGTCCGTTCAACAACGGGTTCAGTTCCTACTCCATATATCTTTGATGATAGAGTTGATTTTGAAGATGTAACACCTTTAATTATGGATTGGTATAAAATGCCAAAAGAAGATAGAGAAAAAGCAGGACTTAAAGGTAGAAAACACTTCTTAGGAGAGGGTAAATTGAGTAAAGAAGCAATGTGTGATGCCTTAGTTGAGGGGATGGAAGGTGCATTCACAAATTGGAAACCACGTAAAAAATATAGTTTAATTAAGTTATAGTATGAAACCAACATTAGTATTTCAAGCACCAATTGCAACGAGAAGTGGATATGGTGACCACGCGAGAGATTTATTACACTCTTTATATAAATTAGATAAATTTGATATTAAAGTAATCAGTACAAGATGGGGTGCAACTCCTATGGATGCACTGAATTATGACAAACCGTTCCATAAATGGATTGTGGATAATATCATCCAAAAACCAGAACAAAAACCAGATATTTACATTCAGGTAACGGTTCCAAATGAATTTCAACCATTAGGACATTATAATATTGGAATAACGGCAGGAATCGAAACAACCGCTTGTGCTTTGGATTGGATACATGGTTGTAATAGAATGGATTTGATTATCACACCATCGGAACATGCAAAAAATAGTTTAGTACAAACTGTTTATAATGAAGCAAACCAACAAACTGGCCAATTGATTAGACAACATAGAATTGAAAAACCAGTTGAGATTCTTTTTGAAGGATTTGATGAAAATGATTTTGGAACCGACGTGGTGGCAACTGTTTCTGAATTAGATGAAGTTAAAGAAGATTTTGCATTCTTATTTGTAGGACATTGGTTAAGAGGTGATTTGGGTGAAGATAGAAAGAATGTGGGAATGATGATTAAAACATTTGCTATGGCTTTTAAAGATGAAAAGAAAAAACCAGCATTGGTTTTAAAAACCAGTTCCGCTGGATTTAGTATAATCGATAGAGAAACTACAATTAAAAAAATAAAGGATGTATTGGGAAAAGATTATGATAAAGTTTCAATATATCTTTTACATGGTGATTTAACCCCCGCACAAATGAATGGTTTATACGAACATCCAAAAGTAAAAGCAATGTTAAACTTTACAAAGGGTGAAGGATTTGGTAGACCATTATTGGAATTCAGTTTGACTGGAAAGCCTGTAATTGTTTCAAATTGGTCGGGTCATTTAGATTTCTTAAAAGAAGGTGCGGTATTATTGGAAGGTGAATTAAAACCGGTACACGAATCTGCTGCAGACCAATTCTTATTAAAAGAATCACAATGGTTTAATGTAAACATATCAAAAGCCTTACAAAAAATTAAAGATGTTTATAAAAATTATGACAAATATAAAGTTGAATCATTTCAATTGGGTAAACAAAACAAACAAAACTTTAGTTTGGAAAAAATGACTAAATTGTTTGATACTATTTTAAATCAATATGGTATTTATACTAAAATACAACCAAAATTCCAACAATTACAGTTACCTAAATTAAAAATGTTAAATAAGAAATAATGTCAGGATATAATGCAATATATCGTAGGTATATAGATGATAAAAATGTTATTATGCCACATCAAATGACAAGAGCAAATTTTTATTTAATAAAAGATTATGAATATGTTGATGGAACCAAAGGTAAATATACATTATCAACGGCACCTATAATATTCACATTATTTGTATCTAAATCAAAAGATATTGTTCACGCCGTAAAGGTTTCTGATATTAGACCAGATTTGATAAGAAGGTTTTTTGGAAGATTTGTAAATGAAGAAACTGAAAAATTAGAATTTGAGGGTTCTGCAAAAAGACTATACCAATCAATTATAAAAAAAGTACCAATTGTGAGAGATGATGCATATAGAACTTATAAAATGAGTGGATTTGGTAGAGTATTAGAATTAAACATGGATGTAAACGAATTGACTCCAAAAAGAGTATATGTGGAGGGAATAAGTAATAAATCACATTTAAAAAATAAATAGTTATGACATCAAAAGAGTTTATAATTTGGTTAAAAGGGTTTATTACTGCATGTAATGATTATGCACCTACACCAAAACAATGGGATATAATTAAAGAAGAATTAGAAAAAGTTAGTGATGAACCAAAAATAGGAACACCAATTGGACAAGGTGGATGGGGAACTCCAAACGGAATAATAACAGCGACACCTGGATATGGTTCTATTACATATAGTCCGTCAACATCAACTACATATGGATATCCAAGCGGTAGTAGTTGGCATTATACAAATGGTGGAAACGAAATAAAAGATTAAAAATGAGAAAAGTATTGGTTACTGGAGGTTGTGGTTTTATAGGATATAGGTTAACAAATCAACTCATCAAAAGAGGTTATGATGTTGATGTTATAGATAATCTTTTTATTGGCAAAGAAGCTAAAATACCTGAAGGATGTAATTTTTTAGGTGGGGATATTAGAGGAATGGATAATATAGATGATAAACCATATGATTACATTTTTCATCTTGCAGCATTGA